TCCGACTTGAGCAATGGCGGGCTGCCGTACGGTTCGGTAGTGCGCTGCTTGTATTCAACAAGATGGTCAGCGTCCGGGCCAACAAAGATGCCTGATGACTTGTAGACGCGCAGCCACGCTTTGTTGACGTTCTTCATACGGCCCTGGCCGAACCCGTCCACGTTTAGCGTCATGGGCAACGTTTGCAGATCGCTTTCATACGGCAGGCCAACAATGATCTTTGTTGCCGCCCGCTGAAGCGAGATCGAACCGCTCGTCACTACCTGCTGGGGCATGACCGCGCCGTCAGCCAAGATGCTGACGCTCTTGCCTTCAAGATGCGACAACCCGCCAAGGTCCTTGCGAGCAAACGACCAATTTGTGGTTGCCGCGTTGCGAAGTGCAACTGGAATGAGTTTGTCAACTCGCGCAGTTGCCACCGTGGTAGATGAAGTTGCAATGATGGTCAGCCGATACTTGACGCCGTTGGTATCGGTGATGACGATGCAATCGTCGACATCGGTCTGCGCAGGGTAAGCAAACGATACATCAATTGAAACCCCAAGCGTAATAGTCAGCACTTCGGTGGAATCCCACGCGGTGCCGCCCGACACCGTAACCGTTTCGCTGGTGGTGTTGGTGCCGCTATACGTCAGTGCGCTGTCAACAAAGATGCAATCTTCAAGCGCATTAATCTGGCGAGAAGCAAGGCGTTCAACGTAACGCTTGGTGCTGCCATTAATCGTGCGCTTGACCACAACGTACACGCGATCTTCGTCGCCTTCAGCAACCGCGGTGCAGCTTTCAAACGTGCCATCGGTTTCGTGCCAGTGCCATGCGCCCAGCTGCTGCTCCGGCACATATGTCAGGCCGAGCATATAGCCACTGCTTGAAATAAACCACAGGATTGGCTGCGGACTCTTGGCGTAGCACATGTCCGACAGCTCTAGGTTGTCAAACAGGTGCGTAGACCGTAGCGACAGGTCGCCAGTAATGAAGCCCTGGGACTGCCACGAATATCCAAGTTCGCGCACATGTCCACCGCGGTCTGCACAATACACGACCACGTTGTTGACAATTTCCGGCTGCACATTGTTTGCGCCAATGTAAGACTGCGGACGAACTGAGATCGTGCTAGGCGTGATGACATCGCTGTTGATCGGGCTGACGCGAAGCTCCGAACTGTTCGTCAGCATAAGCATCTGCGTGAGCGGAACAATGTGTCTGATGGTCGATGCCTCGCGGACGGCCACCTCAACCTTGATGCGGTCGTCGTCCTGAGTCGGAATCGAATACGACATGTCGTTTTCGGTCGGCGAGCGCGTCATCCACAACGTCTGTGGCTCGTTGGTTGTGCCGGCAAACGCCTTGCGCTGCTCAAAGTACGACACGGCACCAGGGTAATTCCCGGCGCTGCTGAACACCGTGTCGTAGATCGACGGCGTGATTGACAGATCAGGGGCAATGTTGTCATCGACAAACGATGTTGAACTAGTTTGCCCGATGTAACCGTACAGTCCATTCTGACGCTTGTAGATGTTGTATCGCAGCACGCCAGAAACGGCGGTCCAGCTGATTGTGTTGTATGCGCCTTGGACGTTCAGGTTGTTTGTCACGCTGACAACAGCACTCTCAACGCTTTCCTGCTGATGGTCAGGATTCAGAGCGGTAACAACGTAGTAATTCGTGATGTCCGCTGCCGGAGTCATTACCTGCACAAGACCACCGCTGGTGTATGCCGAATACGAGGATGTATCAAGAGCAACAGCAGTTTGATAATCCACAAGCCTCATGGTGGAATTGGTCGGCATTGTGTCAACGATGTAATACCTGTCGTTGACCTGCGTCATACCAACAACGCCAGTAATGTAAATCGAATCGCCTTCTCTCAACTGCTTGTTCTTGACATCATTGGCAAGCGTAAACACGCCTGGGTTTGCCTTGGTAATGTTGGTGATGTTGATGCCAGTTCCGCGATTAGCAGTTACTGCAACACTAGTAGGGGTGCCAATTGTTGCGCCAAATGAAATGACCTCAAGCCGCCAATCAGTTGCCGCGTAACGGCGCAACTCTCGAGGTGCATAGTTGGGATGCACCAACGTCATCACATCGGCAGACTGAACGTAGTGAATGTCAAACAAATCGGCTTCCGCATACGGCGTAGCAATCTGATAAACGCCAGACGGTATCGGATACCAATATGTCGGCTCCGTTGCCGGCGTCTTGTTGGTATTGGCTTGAATGCACTGATATTTCACTCCGCCCGTGCTGACTAAATCACCAAGCACATATGCAGTGACGCTATTCCAAAAACCAATGAATCCGGTATTGAGCGTTCCGCCATCAGTATGAAACCGCATGTAATACTCGCCCAGCTCAAGCACCATCGTTTGCATGGTGCTGTAAGTGAACGGGATTAGGCGCGTCTTTTTCGTACTGTCCTTGACTTCCTTGACAAACTCCGTACCAGGCCGATTGTCGGCCGCCCCCTGCGGCATGGCAATGAAGTTCTTCATGCGGGCAACACCCGTCTGGAACTTCGTATCGTCAATGCGACCGAACATGTCCGGGGAAATCTCGCCGCCGGCAAAGGAACGGTAGTAGGTACGGGTGTTTGGCATGGCTTACCTTCCCGACATCCAGGGGACAATGATGTCTGGCTTGGAGTTGCGCTGGTTGGAGTCCGACGCGGTGGCCTTCTGCAAGTAGCCCATCATCATTTGCGTCAGCCGCTTTGCTTCTGCTGCGCCCGCATCACCCTTCATGATCGGGCCGGCAAGCATGGACGCCAAGTGGTACGACAGCGTCATTACGAACAGCGGAGAGAACTGCGTCGGGTCGGTGATGTGCGCCGTGTAGCGCAGAACCGCGTTCTCCTGGTTGGTGTAAATGACCTGCGTCCCGTTGTCCAAGGTTTCCAACGTGTACGGCTGCGGCGAGTAGCGGCCAGCAGCAATCATCGGGGAATAGTTGTGAGCAAAGTTCGGCGTGTCGGTCGGCGAGAACTTCGTGGAATAGTCATCCGCCGCATCGGACGGCAGCACCGAAATCAGGTTGTTGGCATCACGCGGAACGGCGTAGGCGTACAACCATTCCGGCCATGTGCTAGTCAGGGAAGCAAGCACCACGCGGCGCATGGTGAAGTTCCAGTAATGCATCTCAAGAAGGCTGTCCACCGCGATGGGGTAGAACCGCGAACAATGCTCGGCCTGGGCAGACCCCTCCGGCGGGTCAATGCTTGACACAGTGGCCGTGTCTCCAAGATGCGCCAGTGCAAGATTGCAGATTTCAACCGCTGATGACATGACCGCCTCCTAGTGAAATGAGGGGAGCCGTGGTTTCCCGACGGCTCCCCTCGTTGCGCTTCACTTCACAGGACTCAAGCTCCGTCCGTGTCCTTGGTCATCTTGGGCCGACCGGGCTTGCGCTTCGGGGCTTCCATGACCGCAACAGTGGCCTCGTCATCTTCAGATTCCCAGGAACCATCAATTGGCTCAAGGCAATCATTGATTTGACCATTGTACTCAAAGATTTCGCCTTCTTCACGAAGGGAATTTTCAACGAAACACTTGATAAGAACACGAACCTTCATGAAGCAGATTCCTTATTACTGAATTGCGAAACCAGACGGGTAGAACTTACGGCCGTCCTGGATGTCAGACACAACGTATGCACACACGCTGCCAGTGGTCGGGGTGCTCCCGAGCGTGACATAACGTGCGCCAATGTACTGCGTTCCCTTGGAGAACAGCTGCGGATTGATGCGAACCGCAAATTGAGCATTGGCAGTCAGGCTGGCAAGAACAACCGCGCCGGACGAACCAGCCACAACAACACCCGTGGTAAGAGCGGCATTCGTTCCAACAATGACATCGAACTGCAGCGAAGTCAGTGTGTTGTAAGCCTCCACAACGGTGAAAATCATGTACAGATCATCGCCTTCGCCAATGTCACGGACACTGACAAGGTCAATGCTGTCCGTGGAAACCACCGGGGTGCCAGACGCGGGAAGCGCGGCCTGTCCGGTGATGACGCCCGATGCGGGAACGGTTCCCGAAACAACCAGCTTGGTATCAAGAATCATTTGAGTGAATTCCTTTCTTGTTCAGAGTGTCCTATTAGGACACCTGTGCTTCGGTGTTGAGGATGGCATCCACGCGACGCAGCGGGATTCCAAGGAACGAGAGGTACGAAGCAGCAGTACCAAACTGCGACAGACCTTCGTTGACCTTCAGGACGTACTGGCTCTTATCAAGAGCCATCACCGACAGGCCGCTGTGAACGGTGCGGTTCATGTAGAAGGCAGCACGGCCCATCGACATGTTCGGGATGCGGTACATGGCGCGAGCCATTGCACGAATCAGGTTGTACGAAGAAGTAGTACTCTGGCTGTTGTCCTGCGCAAACAGATGGCTGGTGTTGATGTTGGCAATACGCACAACGTAACGCCAATCCTTCACAACCAGGCCGTTCTTCCACTGATAGCGGGTGGCATACGCCTGGAGGCGGGTGCCGTCGCTGTTGTAGACGGTCTGCTCGCCAAGGTCCTCGTGGATCAGGCCAGCCTTACTGCCCTTGGGGAAGGGGCAGTAAACGGTCTGATCGCCCCACACAACCAGGTACACCGAGGTGTTGGCCGTGGAGGAGTAAGAACCACTGGTAAGGCTGTTAATTACGTTTGCGCCGTTGCCAGCAGAGGTGGACGAATACCGGGTAGCAAGTCCAAGGAACTGCTTCGGATCGGTCGCCGGATTGCCGTAGAACAGAGTCGTGGCCTGAGTCTGGTTCATGGCCTCAAGGAACGCCGTGTCTTCAGACAGACGGAACTGAGCCGTGTTGCCGTTGAGCATGGCGAGGTCCTTGTCGACTTCGCTGCGAGCCTCAAGGATGCCGCAAGCTTCATCGACCTGCGCGGTCGTGGACTTGCTGTTCGGAATGCCCTGGTTGAGCGCACGCCAGTACACGGTCGGCAGACCAGTACGGATGACCACACGGTCGCCCGTGGGCAGGTTGCCTTCCTTGAACACGCAATCCTCAAGGATTTCGTTGCTCTGAGAAAGAAGTTCGGCAATGACCGGGACGCGGCCATCGGGATCGGTGCGCTTTGCCCAATCGGCAAGAGTCAGATTAGTAGCGGTAATTGCTGCCATTGTGGTAGCTCCTTATGTGTGTGATTTACGAGTGATTGGAATAGAGGGCGGCCGCTGCGCCAGCAAAGTCCATTGGTCCATTCGACTTTCCGTTCGATGAACCCGTAGATGGCCCGACGTAGCGATCCTCACTGATTGCCTTCCCTGCCCTGAACATGAACCGGATTACTTCCGGGTGATTGCCCAGGCCAGAGTCGTTGAGCAACGTGCGCAGCTCGGCGGTGCCGAACGTGTCAAGTGCCTTCTTCGCAACTGAAAGGTTCTCGGTGATCTTGTCACCACCGAATTCCTTGTCGGCCTTTGAAGATTCCGCCCATTGCGAGCGGACTGCCTCAACCTGTGCTGCCTGCCGCGTGCCGAGCTTGTCGGACATTGCGGTAAGCATCTTCTGCGCGGCATCTTGGGTCAGGTTCAATTCCTTGGCAACCTCCGAAAACGCTTCTACGGTCTCGGCGTCGAGTTGCTTGCCCTCAGGGGCTTTAAACTCGTACTTCTCCGGTGCGCCTTCCGGCTTCACCTGCTCAGTTGCCTCGGGCTTGCCAGTATCGGCCGACTCCGCGGCTTGCTGGTCCTGGGCCTTCGGTGCTTGCTGCTGTTCCCCGTAAAGTGCCTCGGCCGTCGCCGTTGCGCTTTTCGGGGCTTCAGATGCCGGAATGCCGTTATTGTTCGTTGGGGCTTCCGTCATCGTTGGTTCGGTCATTGGTTTGCTCCTTCATCATGGTTGGGTACAACTCTGGGCAAAGAGCGTGAACCTGTGAAAGAGTGCGAAGTCCGTAGTTCCTGTTGCCCTCGGCGAAAGCCATTGCCATCGCGTTGGTATTGAAAGACGAACGAAACACTCCTGCCTGGTCCAGTAGCCGCCATACGACTCGGCGACCCCGCTTGCTGCTCATCAACCATCGAATGTCCGACTCCTCGCTTTCGCGTTCAAGCTTGTCGCGCATGGCACGGTTAGCCTGGATGCGCTCCTGACCGCGAATATCGAGCGGGTCGTGTGTACTCATCGGGGGAATCTATCGACTCGTCAAACGCCTATGGGTCCCATTAGGCAAGCCGCGTGAGCTTGTACAGGGTGCTAGAAATCAGCGTGCAGATCGCGTCGATCTCGTTCTGAATGTGACTCTCGGTACCCATGACCATGCGGTCGGCCTCAAGGTACTCGTAGACCTTCTGCACTTCGGCCAGCGGGGTCGGTGCCATTTCAAATGCGCCAGGGCCAAACTTGAGCTTCTCGCCAGTGCAGCCCATCCAAGCCTCGGCAAGATCGTCAATGGCCTCGCGCAGCGGTTCGTACACGCTCAGGGCGTTGTGG